GTAAGATAAAAACGGATGAAGAACTAACTCAATTAGCTAAACTGTTTACTGCTAAACAGCTTGGCTTAGACATGATTGAAAACGGGTTAACTCCCGAAGCCGCAGCCAAACTTGCCGCAAAAAGTGCAGAGCAGGGGAAGGACATGGTCAAGGGAAGGGTTCCTTTGTATAAGTTGTCCGAGAGTTTGTTTAAGAAAAGAATAGGTGTTCTAGATGCTGCTCCTACTCTTAGAAAAATAATGGGTGAGATCACCGATCCAAGACAACGATATCTCAGAACAGTAGGAGACATGAGTTCCTCCTTTGCTTCTCTTGGACTTTATAGAGCACTTGCGAACAACCCTAGCTACACAAAAACTTTATCTGATGTTGTAGAAGCACAAAATGCTGGCAGTTCTTTAAGACCTTTAATTGTTGACGCTGGGGAACAATCCGGGAAAGAGTTGGAAAAATTTGCAGCACAGACTGGCTATAAGATGCTACCACTGGATGCTAAATCTGTGTTTGGCGGAGAGTTTGGAGCATTAAGTGGTAAGGCAGTAGCCCCAGAAATATACAACGCTCTTACTGTAGTTGGTAAAAATAAAAATTTTTTTAACGAAGTGTTAGCTGCATCACTGGTCGCAAAAGGTTTATCCCAAGTTGCTAAGACCGTGTTAAACCCATTAGCACAGATTCGTAACTTTAACTCCGGTTCTTTTATGATTATGGCTAACGGTAACGTACCGCGTAACCTAGAACTTGGAGAGTCAATGCGTCTTACTTTAGGTAAGGGAGCTAACTTAGATCAAAAAGAATTTAAGCAGGTGTATGATTTTCTAGGTCGCGCAGGTATCCGTGATCAAAATATCGTTGTTAATGAGTTTCGTCAGCTTTTAAATGAGGGGTCAAATGTAGCGACAGGCAGTAGGCAAGCTGGTGCCGTACAATCATTTATGGATAAAGCTCCTATTATATCCGGCTTGCAAAAAATATACTCCGGTACTGATACTTTTTGGAAAGTTGCAGGTTACTTTGCAGAAAAAGGAAAGTATGCAGCAGCATTTAAAAAGGCTGGCTTAAACGCATCTTTGAAAGATGAAGTTGGATCCGTTGTTCAGAAGCAACTTGTAGATCAGAAAATTGCACCTCGATCCTCGGCTCTTGATATGGAAGGGCTAGACAAAATAGATTTTGTAGATGTCATGTCTACTGACATAGTCAAGAAAACTATGCCTACATATTCTAGGGTTCCAGCAGCCGTGAAAGCTGTTCGCAGAATTCCGATTGCAGGAAACTTTGTTGCATTCCCCGCTGAAATAATTAGAAACACGGCTAACATAACAAGTCAAAGTCTTAAAGAAATGAGCTTTAAGGTAACTGATGAGTTGGTAGGTGCTATGGCTAAGAAGATAGCTACAGAGGCCGGGACTGAAGTCACAGAAGAAGTAACAAAACAGGCTATGAAAAAAGCTAATAGTATGGCCCGTGAAATAAGAGCCATCGGTGCTAGAAGAATGTCTGGATACGTTGCTTCAGCATACGCGATCCCAGTGGGCGCTGGCGCTGCTGCGAATAGTGTTCTTGAAATAACTCCCGAGCAGTCTGCTGCGCTGCAAAGAAGTCTTCCCAGTTTTTTAAGGGGTCATACCATTGTTGCCATGTCTAAACCTGAAGATGGTAAACTAGAGTATATAGATTTTAGTTACATGAACCCTTATGACTTTATGCTTGCTCCAGCAAGAAAAGCTTTGGAAGTATACTCAGAAAAATCTGAACTAGGTAAGTCAGATGTTGATGCCATTACCTCGGGTATGTGGGAAGGATTTAAATCAATTGCTGAACCATTTGCAGGACAGTCTTTAGCCTTTGAAAGAGTTCAAGATGTTATACCTTTTAGTGCAGGTGGACGAGGTGGAAGAACACCATCAGGAGCAGAGATTTATGACGAGTCAGACCTAGAAGCAGGTTTCCCTTGGGAAAAAAGCGTTAACCATGTCCTTGGAGGATTTAACCCGGGATTAGTGGAGATGTTTTACAAAGAAAACAGAGGGAGACTTGGACCCGGAAGAGTTACTAAAGCCCTAACTGGAGAACCGGGGCCATACGGTGAACAGTATTTTACAGAAGATGAAGCTTTGGCTTTAGTAACTGGCTTTAGAAAAATGGAACACAACAGTCGCAAGTCTTTAGGCTTTTTAGGCAACAGGTACTCTAAGCTACGCAACCAAGCTTCAGGTAACTTTTCCTCAGTAGCTAAAAGAAACGACGCTACCGAAGCAGAAATAATAGATAAATATGTGGATCAAAATAACACCTTGAAAGTAATACAAGGTAAGTTAAAACAGCAAATAGATGACGCTATCGCTTTAGGTATGTCTGAGAGCGATGTGCGTCGAACTTTAATCAAGGATGGTAAGGTTAGCGCCAAAGAACTTAGTGCTATAATGAGAGGTGAGTTTGCTCCTTTTAGAATTACTCCAAGTTTAATTCGTTCAATCAACATCGAAACCAACATTAAAGAAGAAAAAAGACTTACACCTGTGTTACCGAGAGAAAAACTGTTTGATATTTTCGACTCATTAAGAGGATCCCCACTGTTAGTTCCTGACGAAGAGGAAGCTATAGATGAGCTTCAAGGATCTAAAACAAACAATAACAGACCGACGTATAGTCTTGGGCCTGTGTCACAAGCACAACCAGTACAACAACCACAACAAGTTGCCGCAGTCACGGCTCCTCCCGTGGCAGCGCAAGCGGGGGTTGGTGACCCCTTGTCAACCTCCGCACCTAATACAACCACTGACCCAGCTACGTTAGCAGCTATAATACCTAATCCAAGAGATCAGGTATTAGCTGCACGATTGAGAGGCACAGGATGAACAAAGATCAACTAAGACAAGAGCTTGCAGACGACGAGGGCTGTAAGTATTCCGTGTATTTAGATCACCTTAATTTACCAACTTTCGGAATCGGTCACCTCATTACCGAGTCCGACCCAGAGTTCGGTCAGCCTATTGGCACAGAGGTATCTGAAGAACGAGTGCGTAAGGCATTCAACTTAGATGTGGCTGTAACCATAGACGAGTGCAAAGTATTGTACGATGACTTCGATGACCTGCCAGAAGAGTGCCAGCACGTCATAGCTAACATGATGTTTAACATGGGTCGGCCTCGCCTATCCAAGTTCAAAGGCATGAAGGCCGGAGTTGATGCCCGGGACTGGAATAAGGCCGCAGACGAGATGGTCGATTCGAGGTGGCATGATCAGGTTCCAAACCGAGCCAAGCGTTTGGTTAAGCGGATGCGTGATCTAGCCAACGACTGATGGCTTTGAGAGAATACATTTTGGTAATCTCCATGTGGGGGAATGATGGAGCCACTGATCATTACATTGGACAGATGAGTCTCCAGCAACCTATGAGTCGAAAACAATGCCACTGGATGTTGCAAGATGATCGATGGTCAGCGGCTTATGATAATAAACATTATAAAATGGCTATGCACTGTTTTCCAAAAGATTGTGCGGGGAAGTCAAAGTGTGAGTGATGGCTACCAAAATAAACGAAAACACTGAACTATCCATGCCCATTCGCAACTTGATTGCGATGGTTGTTGGGGCCGCAATTGGAACGTGGGCGTATTTTGGTATTATAGAAAGATTAAACAGCATAGAAAATACAATCATTTTGATTGAGGCAGATTTAGAACAGAACACAGAATTTCGTATTAAATGGCCGAGGGGAGAGGCTGGTTCGTTGCCAGCGGATAGTGAGCAGTTTATGTTAATAGAGCATTTGTCTGAGCAGCTTGCTAAATTGCAAGAGCAAATAGACGAAGGTCGTGCGCCACATGATCAGCAACAAAAATTAACACTAGACTTTTACGAAAAACGACTGACAAATATTGAAGAACAGATAGAAAAAATGAGGAACGGGCAGCGTGGTAACTGAAACAATTACACTGATACTCTATATGGGCGGTGATGTTGCGGAGCATACTGCATTTGAAAAGATATCTAAATGTCTCAAGACCAAACGAAAGATAGAGAGAAACCTTTACAAGAAATCAACATCGGTCAGGTACGCTTGTGAGAATAAAACCGTTGTGATTGAAAAAAATGATGATGGTTCAAATTATATCGTAAGAATAATAGAGTAAAACTAACCAAAAGTTAGCCCCAACATAAAA